ATGTCATTGCTCATTCTCAGGCTCCTCGTTGATGTTCGCAAGCATCTGAGCTAACATGACTTTATCAGCACGTAGTGTAGCCATTGTTTCTGCTGTTACGTTAGCGCCTTCAATCATTTTGTCTGTGGCTCCTATTAACTCTCTGACAACTGCTTGTCTTCGTCTTTTACGAGTCATGCGAGCCAAGCCCATTGCCGCTGCTCCTCCGCCAATAGCCGCACCTAATACCGGCATACCGCCTAATGCAGCACCACCAGCAGCAGCAGTAGCACCAAGAGCTAGGGGAGTAGTCGGAAAGCGAAGACCAGAGAAATCTTCGATGCCTTTTACCGTACGTCCTAGCATGGTCTGATTAATGGCTTTACCTGCTTTTACGTCTAGTAAACCTTTAGCTCTAAACAACATAGACATGCCGTTAATAAGACGGTAGGCTTCGTCGTCAGGCATCAACTTAAGAAATGCTTGGTTTAACTCGTCCCTTACGTACTTACCAGCTACTTCTTTTGCTCCTGCTAAGTCAGGGTTCTCAAGACCTGCTGAAGCTTTTTTACGGAAGATTTTTTTGTCTAACGCACGACGAACCTCTAGGATGTCCCTAGCTGTAATTGTGCCATTCTTAGCGGCCCTTTCTTCAAGGCGTTTAACAGCCGTGTCAATAAACAGGTCTACTTTCTCTTGTGCGTCCGGCATTAACTCAACGTAGTCATCAAGATCATGGAAACCAGCCTTCAGGTCTTCTAGAGAAGTAGCTAAAGTTTGTACTTGAGTCTTGGGGTTCTTAGATCTTTTAATATAACTCTGAAGATCAGCCTCGTGCCTAGCCAACTGACTATCCACAACCCTTGCATTTACAGCGGGGTTACGATCACCTTTGTAGTCCGGAAGTGTATCTAAGTAGTCAATAACTATTTCTTCAGAAGGAGAGTGCATGTACACGTTGCGATTCATAGCTCCTACAGGCTCTACAGTACCCGGAGCTTTAACGTAGTCTTCCGGTAGTAGGCTGTCTGCTATGGCTTTACGCTCTTCTGATAAGCGAGATTCTGTAGCTCTTTTAGTAGCTTCAACTTGTACTGATCTAGGTACTCCCGGAACTTTAGGTAGTGCCATCTTAGCACCAGCACCTGCAATATTTAAAGCGGCTTCGGCAGTAGTAGCTGCCTCTGGGTACTGTTGCGCTAATTGACCTACCTTTTCCATGCCGCTTTGCAACATAGAGCCTTCGTACGCTTCAGATATACCGCGTTGTACAGGCTCAGGAGTATATCTACGGTAAGCTTCTCCTGCTACTTCACCCAGTGTTTCTCCAGCAGCGCCTACACCAGCAGCAATACTAGTACCAACACGGAATTTACCGGGAAGTTGCTCCATGTCTCCAGCAAGGCCCCTGTAACGCTCACGAGTCTCTCTAAAGCGTTCTGGTATTTCTTCTACCATACCCCTCATGCTTTCAGGCTCACGAGGACGCGGAGGAGTTACAGTAAAAGTTTCTCCTCCAACTATTCCTATGACTTCTCCTGTTTGTGCGTTAGTTGCAGTCTTGAGAGGCAACCATTGTTCGCCGTCCCAGTATACTTTTTCGCCTGTCTGTGGATTAGTTGCTGTCTGCATGATTATAGATCCAATTCAAAACCTTCGGGAAGTACTGCTTCTGCTTCTTCTCTTTTTTCTGGCATAGTTATGCTTGGGAAACTGGTCATGTTTTGTTCACCTACACGCTTTGCGGTGGCGGTCCTAACCTTGTTAAAGTTTTCTACAGTCTTAACCATAGCGTTTCGTCGGATTTTTAACAAACTAAACAAAGCTTCTTGCTGTGTTGTGATGTCCGCAGCAGCAATCAACTTAGCGTACTCTCTATCTGCGTCTGACAAGCCCGTGCCTGAACCAAAGTCTTTGATCTGGTCAGCAACAATTTTACCTGCCTCCGAAATAAAAGTTTCAGCGTTTGTAACTGCGGGATCGTAAGGTAGTCCAATAAGCTCACCAAAACGTCTTAGGTTTAATTCCATGTTAGCCGCAAGACCCGTAGGCATACCGCCTTCCAAACGCCCTGTTTGTCTGTCAATTAACTCAATCATGTTACGAGCGTCTTGTGCTTTAGTATTAAGCTCAACAAAGTTAGTAACATTGGCTTCTGCCATTGCCTTAGAACCAACTTCTTGGCCTTTGTCAATAACTTCTTGAACCTGTGGAGCCTTTCGTACCAGCCCAAGCTCACTGGCCTTAACGTACGCGTTAGTTTGATCGTTGTAGACTAAACCAAAGTCGTTTACGTTGACAGCTTTGATGTTGCCTTCTCCGTCCTGCCAAGCCTCTAGTTTACCTGTGCGGCCTTTAAGTAAAGCGTCCGCTTCTTCTTTAGAAAGAGTACCCATAGCAGTAATTTGAGCAGGAGTAAACCCAGCCATCTTTAGTCGTGCTTTAATAACTTGAGGATTGTCTAAAGGCAGCTGTTCAATCTGAAACTCTCGAATGTCCTTGCTAATACCTCTAAGCTCGTCCATGTCCGTAGTAGCTCGTGCTGTTGCTGCTTGGTCCACAAGGCCAGCGCTTTCTGCTGCAACTGCTACCTTCTCTTGGAAAGCACTTAGTTCTGTCTGGGCAGCAACCTGCGCTCCTAACTGACGTGCTGCCTCTTCGTATTTTACAGCATTCTCAATGTCACCCTGTTGACGGTAAAACTGAGCTAACTGAAGAAGACCTTGAGGTGAGCTAGTGTCAATTTGAGCCAACTGTTGACGCTGTTGTTGTTGTAGTTTCTGCTGTTGTAGTTGGCCGGGCAGCTGTGCCGCTTGTTTGGCAGCAGTAAACAACCCCTGTCCCATTGCAGGGTTAGCCATTTGTCTTAAAAATTCTTGTGAAAACTTAGCCATGATTTAGTCCTTTTTGAACAAACTGCCCAGTGTTGATATTAAGTCAGAAGTTCCTGTCGATCTAGGAGTCAATGCTCCTTGCAAAAGACCAGCGCCTGTCTGACCCAATAGGTTAGCTCTTGCCTGTTCTGCAACCAACTGAGCTTCAAGACCTGACATAGTAGCTTCACCAAACAACCCAGCACCCTGTAGCTGTGCTTGTTGTTGCAGTGCTGCCAACTGTTGTGCAGGTTGAGTAGCCGCCATAAGCTGTTGCTGTGGTATGTAACCAGAACCAAGGAACTGTTGTCCAAGAGCCGCTTGTTGCATTTGTTCAGCCTGAGCTTGTTGCATAGCACCTAACATAGCTCTGTTTCGAGCCTCTTCTTGTGCTGTAGCCATAGCTAACATTTCAGGAGTAGCACCACCATAGGCAGCAGAGCTAGTACCTAGTCTACCCTGAGCAGCTAGTCGCTCTTCTAAAGCAAGACGCTGACGCTCTTCTTCAGGACGCTGTGCTCTACGCATACGCTCAAAGATAGCTTGCTCTCTAGGCTCTCTAGTCTGCATAGCTTGTCCAAAGAACCCACCAGCACCTCCTAAGAGTTGTTGCTGAAGCATTTGCTCTTCAGGAGACAAACCCATAGTGGTTTCAATACCACCTTCAGGGGTGACTTGTGTACCCATACCAGCACCAGTAGCAGTAGTCACAGTAAACGGTCTAAACTGTGTCTGCTCCATTTGCGTAGCAGCAAGTTCTTCAGCCCCTGTTCTGGCTTGTTGTCCTATGTCACTAAGACGACCATAGGCTTCGCCTGTTAATAGGCCACCTACAACGCCCGGAAGCAAAACGCTTGGTTGAGACAAGAATGACCCAAGGCTTCCTAACATGTCGGTAAAACTGTTGCCAGATCCTCCAGCCATGTCCATTATGTCGTCGGTGTCGTAAACTGTTCCGCCAGATGAGCCTGAACCTAAAGTTCCGCCTCCTGAAGTATTAGTAACCGCTACCATTGTTCTCTCCTAGTTAAAGTAGCTTCCCTATCAAAGCCATTACGTTAATTTCTTGTAGTGACAAAGCAAAGCCATCTATTTCTGACTCTAGTCCTACCTGCACACTTGTGCCATACCCTGTTGTGTTAAGCGCTCTAGCGTTAGTTAGCTGACCGCCTGTAAATTCTACTGTTGTATACTCACTTTGACCATAAAAACCTGTTATCTGAGTACCTACCGTAAACTCTGCTGTAGCGTATGTAGTATCAAAGTCATACGCCCACTTAAGAAACACTACAGAGTTGTTAGCGCCAACTAATGTGGGCTTGAGTTTTTTAAGAATCTTAACTCTTGAGCTATCACCAAAGGTTAAACTTGGGCTGTAGTACTTAAAACGATAACTAAAGCCGTTGTCACTATACCCTGTGTATGTACTAATGCCTGCTGTAGTGCCGACATACAACGTGCCGTCATCAAGCCTTGTAAACGCCGTAAAGCTTGTAGAAGGCCAGCGAGTAACACGGTATGATCCGTTTTCTAATGTACCCCTTACGTCAAAACAATACGTTACATCTTGGCTTGTAAACGTAAGTAGATAAAAACCTTCTTCTGGGCTATAGACAGACCTAAAGAATTGAGTCTCATTCTGTAGTGCAGCAATAATGTCTTTGGTAATGTTTCCTGACAAACTACTAATAGGCATTGACTTTTCTTGTATTGTTCTGCCAAAGCTCTTAAGACCAGTGTGTGACAAGAACAACAAGTCAGTACCTGTATACTGCACAGTGTCTCTGTTGACACAACCAATACCTGCCACAGTATCTGCTAAAGTCATAGAAGCAGGAGAAGTAGCTCCGTCATACACAATAATGCTGTGTTTACCAAAGATAATTAAGGCGTTGTTGTGGGCCGCTAAAGCTACAATCTCATCGTAGCCGTCAGGCCATACCTTAGAGATGTCTATGTTTCCGCTAGATCCGCCCGTCCAACTAATGCCGTCTAATAAATCAGACCAGTAAATAGTAGATTTGTTGGTGCTAAAGTCTGCTGTCCAAAGCCTGCCGTAAGCCGCTAACACCTCATTACCGTACATGGTGCTAGCAACACCACTAGCGTGTGTATGGTCACTCATGGCTTGTACAGCGCCAGAGGTGTTGTCATACACTAAAGGCTCAAAGCCTCGCTGAAACATATAGATACGGTCGTTAAAGTCTACAAGCTTCCAGTTGTTTGCGTTAATACTATAGCCGCCGGGAGTCTCATCAACCAACGTAGTTGTGCCGCTAATAATCTTGTTATTACCAACAGAAAAAACCTTAGTGTTTCCTGCGTTGTCCCTAAACTCTTTAATAGCACGTAATGAATCAGTCCCCAGTACAGTCTTGTTAGTTGTAACAACAGTGTGGCCCTTACGTGCAGCAATACGACCACGTTTGTCAATCACAGCGTTGTCTGCAATTTCTGCAAACGACGGGTCTTGAGCCAGTGGCGAGTCTTCGGTGTTAACACCTTTGAATGCCGGAGCTACAAGATTGATACTTTTAAGTTCTTGAGCCATATCAGATAGTCCTAAAGATCATCTCTTCT